TTGTCCTGCGTAATCGAGGTATTTAGTTGCATTTCCGCTAAATCCGGAAATAGCTTGTTTTACCGCGCTACCGCAAACAATCATTTTTGGATCTGCGCCGTTTTCCCAACAACTAGCTACTACAGTTGACAAGAGTGCCTCACTGACGTTCCGTTGCGTTCCGTCGGTAGCAGTCGCATTTGGTACACCGCCACTTACAGTTGGGTCTGCACCAGAAGTACCTCTCGAAGAATTTGACGAGAGCCATGCCGGTAATCCGGCAGTAATTCTTGCCGTTGCGCCGTTCCCTGCACCGGCATTGCCTATTGCCGATTTAGTGATGCTCATCTCAATGTCTCTTTTAATTTCCTTCACTTTGAAGGCAATTTGAGATGCTAATTTTTGAGCACCAGCCACGCCATTAACTGCCTCGTCTGTCGAAGTGACTTCAACTAGCTTATCTGCTAACTGTGTGTAAGTCCCTTTTCTGACCGGCAATGTTCCGGCATCGTTGTTTGGGTTATCACCTTCAGCCACCGCATTGTTGTTTACTGCGGTTGCCAAATCTAATTCAGCAAATTCTACATATGTATTTCCTGCTGATCTTTGTTTTGCCATAGAATATATCGGTGTGTCCGTCGGCGAGATAGATTTCAGAAGGTCACTGATATCTTCTCTGATAGTGGTTACATCATATGTTTCTACGGCATTTGCATTTTGAGCCATATTTTCCTCTTTTTAAGATGTTGCCAAAAGCCAATTAGCTCCGTCCTCGACGCTCCCCGACTTTTGAAGTTTTGCGGTCGCCTCTTTAATTTTATGCGACTTACCAACTGTGCCAACTTGCTTAGAGCCGGCTTTAATAGTAAGAGGTCTTGCTTGGCTGACTTTTTCCTCAATCTTACCTTGAGATTTTTGTAAATCCTGCCATTTTCGAGCATCGTTTAATATTCGTATAGCACGATTATCAACTATGCTTGCAATCTCTTGCTCTGTAAAACCATACTCACTACCGGTCGATATTAACTTACCTCTTAATGAGCTAGCTGATTCCGACTTGGAAAATTCTGGAATATGCTTTTGAAGTATGGTGGCTTGTTCTTTTAAATATGCCTCCATAACTTGTTTATTTTGCTTAGTCTGTTCCACTTGTAATTTTTCAGTTTCTTGAGCTAATACTTTTTGCTTTTCCATAGCATCATTGTATTCAGCCTGCTGAGTCATATACTTAATGGGGTCAGTTTTAGCTAATGCAATATCCGGCTTTTCCAATTGGTTTTGAGAAAGTTGGGTTTTGTAAGTCTCCATAGCCTTATGAAGTTGCTCACGCTCTGATTTTAATTGATTGTGAATCTCCTCTGCCTCCTTGCGGATTTGAGCAGTTTCACCCATCTTTTTTTGGATATATGATTGACCACTAGCACTTCGGGTAAGCTGATCGAGTGTCCATTGTTCCTCACTGCCATCTACCTTTACAGTAAATGTCTGAGGATCAGTTGGTTCTTCAACTTCCGGTGTAATGTTTTCCTCTGTAGTATCCTCTGCTTGGACGTTATCATCAACGGCTACGTCCGGAGTCGTTTCATCAGTTGCCTCAACACTTTCATTTTCGGCAGTCTGATTATCTTCTACTTTTGGCTCACCTAAAAGTGACGCGGTTGCCTCTTCTACTGAACCTTCTTCAAAATTAGTCTCTGTCATCGAGGTGCTAATCCTTTTCTTTTAGTTTCTCTTTTATCGAGCATTTCCTTATCTGTAATTACGTTGATAAGTTCATACTCGATGGATGAAAGAGCCAAAATGATCGAGTGTGCCTTTTCTCTGGTCTCGGTATCATCTTTGCTCGAGGACAAAAATGCGTGTATTTGAGCATCTTTGACTTTCTGCATAGCATCTCTAAAAGCCACAGAATTTAGTAATTCTTTTGCTTGATTTGCTTTAATTTCTAGCGACTTGTCCATTATTTCTTTCCTGCGCCTGCATTCGTTTAATTTCATTTATGTCTACTTGATATCCGTGTTTGGATAATAATTCGCCTGCTTTTAATAATAGATTTTGATCTAATTCATCTCGTTTTAGATCGTCAGCTAGCATCATTTTTTCTCTTTCTAATCCATATTTTGTCATGTCGCTTTGCATCTTAGCATTCGCTCTTATTTGTTCAGTTTGCATAACCGCCGTTGCCGGATCGATTGGTTGAGGTTGGTTTTGAGCTTGTTGTTGAGCCATCGCCATCATCTGTTGCTCTATTTCTGGATTCATTGGACTAAAATACCTATCGGCATTTCTTATACCGCTACCCGCTAATATATCTTGGAGGCAATTCCGTATCATCGATAAATTTACCAATCCGTTGCCAGATCCATATCCTTGATAAATAGTCTGTTGTATTTGTAATATTTGCTGAAGAGTCATTTGCTTTTCTTCAACTTTTCCAGTCCCTAATCCCACCGAAACTTGTAAATCTAAATGGGCATTCCATGATTTAGGATCTACCGGTATATAATTATTATTCATACGCATTACCTCATCACCTTTTCTATGCTTAATAATGAGGTTCATCATTTTTCTAAATAATTGAGTCATACCGCCTTCAGCTAAATTACGAGCTATAGTTTCAACTTGTCCTTGAGCCGTAGCTATATGATGGTCGACCGCCGTTTTTGTAGTTGATTGTAAAACATCTGGATTTAATCCTACACTAGACGCACTAACACCGACTTTTTGGTCGATGGTCTGATCTAAGTATTGCATCGCACCTAAAGTGTTACCGGCGGTAAATGGTATTGTTAGAGGCTGAATAGTATTGGGTTGTCGTGTACGGATAACCGCACCAATTTCATTATTAAGCACATCATCGAGATTAACTTGGCTATCAACTACACTTAATCTAGGTGAATTACATAATGCTATATTATCTAAAACTCCCCTTAAACAAGAAGTACTCGCATCTTGGTCGTCAAATAACATAGCAACCACACTTTGACCAAATACAGTATGAGGCTCTGGATCACACTCAAAAACTGCAAAAGGTTGCTGATCGCAGGGCATATAATTTAACAATTTGTAATTACTACCGCCCATAATAAATTGGTGTAAAACCGGCACTCCAGTGCCGTCCACATCAACTTTCATATAGCATTCAGTTATACCTATTCTTTTAGAGGTAATATCTATATTATTTTGAGAGTCGTTTTTATCCTCTGTATAACCGGTTCTCGCGAATAACTCAGCATCATTTAATGAATCGTCACTTATAGAGTCTAAATGGTGAATATCGTCAAAATTAAAACCTTGTTCAACTAATTCTCCGACTGTTTTATTAACTCGATGCCCTACTATATAAGCAGTTTCAACATCTTTTGCATTTCTATCACAAAACCACTCCTCTGGTGGGACAGAGTCAATTCTACAATCGCCTGCCGGTGTTATTCGTTGGATTTTCGCATCGTGAACAGATTTTTCAATTTCTTGCTGAGTTGCTTGATCCATTTCCATAGAAACTGTCTGATTATGGTTAAGTACTGTAACATTTTCATCGGCAACCAGATAATTAAACTCAATATCTGAAAGACCGCTATATGTATGTGTTTCAGTTTTGCTAAAATCTTCATAATATACCTTTAAAATACCTAATCTTTTTACCAAACTATCTTGAAAAGCATTACTTAATAGCTTGAAATAGTTTAGTTTATTTAATTTGTAGTGGACGTACTTGGTCATCTGCTCTGCAACCGGCACATCTTCAGCCATATTGGGAGTAAATTCTACCGGCGGAGCTTGTCCTAGAAAAACACGAAGAAGTGAAGGTTTAATTGCACGAACTGCGTCTCTGCACTTGGTCGCAACTACCTTGCTCCGACCTTCCTCGACCCCAAGTCGTGTTTTTCCATCATAATATTGCTGAGAAAGTACTCTTTCTGGGACTATTTCACTGTCAATAAAGTCGACTGCGTCCTTTATCGCCTCACTGACCAGACTTTCTAGCTGACCATCCTCTAAAGGAGTCAATTTTGCCAAATAATTACTCCATGAACCAAATGTAAAATCAATACTCTAGTGCGTCCTTTACATCCATTAATTTATCTTGACGTTTAAATCGTTTTCTTGAGTAGACTTTTTTTGATTTCACAATCTTCGGAGGTTGCCGGAGCATCAACATAGCACGAGCCACCGGATTGACTTTTGTTATAGTTAGGTTTTTTCTCCGTCTGGGATTATTTGGCATAGAGGTTTAACCATCGTAACTTGAGGATGCGTATAAGCTAACTCACCTTTTTGAATTGATACTTCAAAACACTCTTCTTTAGTTGGTAATAACTCTCTGCCGGTTATAACCATACAAGAGTCTGCCATAATAGATTGACAGACTATTAGAATAGGAATCCACATCAGTTTATATTAAGTTGCCAATGAGGAGCGTCCATGAACACTTTCCTGCGTTGTTTTGTGCGTGTCGAAATGTAGCTCTGTATCATATCCATACAATCCATATCGCAACCGGCGACATCATCAATATGCCAACAAGCACCCCATGATAAATTATTAATTCCTAACTCTTTAGCCGATCTAACTATAGACTCGCCTGCTACCGCATAAGTATCTAACTCCCAACAAGCTCGACCATCGACTATTGTGTACATATCTACCGCATGAGAAAAACCGGTACTCTCTTGAATAATATGTTTTGAATTTAAAGTGGTCGACGCGCCGGCTTTAACAAGTTGAGCCTGCCGACTTTTACTTCTTACACCTTCAGAAATTCCGAAATCGATAGCTGAATAACCTATCGCTTTTTTAAATATTTTAATTAAGTCCGGATGGACTCCTTCTAGCCTTGATAAAGACTTTTTGCCGAAAATAAACACGTCTTTTCTCTCCTATTCTATCAATCAGCATATGCCTTTCTCCCATAAAGCGTTTTTTATACCTAAATAGTTTTATTTTTTCATGTTTTCTCTTGCGACTCCTTTGCTTTTTTCCCACGATCTCATTCCTCCGAGTCCTAAAATGGATAATGTTAAAGTTGTTAATTCAGAGGTATTTAAATTTGGTAAATTAATATCCGGATACCAGATAACTGTTATCCATTCAGCAATGGGCATTAAAAAAAACTGAGTTAATAGTCCTAAAGCGCAAATCCACATTATTGAGGGTCTTGCGCCGGCTACAAATAGGCTCGGATGTTTAGCTTGTTCAACATTAGCCTGCATCTGCCCTTTAGCTACCTCTAAAGCTGATTTTTCAGCTAAAGTGGTTATTTCGTGACTTAATTTTCTTTTTAAATCTGTGTCCGGTATAGCTTTATCTAATATTTTGCTAACCGGCTCTATTAAGGATGTTAAAAGACTCATAGAATAGCCTCCATAGTTTCCCCCCAAGATGCTTGTTCCACGTTATTTTGCAAGAAATGTTTTTTTGCAAATCTTTTAGTAATTTGATTGAAAGCTTTAGCCGGTTTAAAAATAACTCTACCTAGATCGGTAGCAACAAATCCTAATACATCGCATTCTTTCTCAGTTAATGGTCTTTTATCTCCACCATATACAGTTGAAAACTGATAACCTCTAAATAATGATCTGTTATCTTTTAATTTATATTCACTAGACTTTACTTGAATTCTAATTAAGCGACTATTTTTATGTACTATTAAATCAATAGTTGATAAATTAACTATTTCTGTGTTTTCACCCATTCTTTGTAAATGAGTGGCGCAGATAAACTCGCCAAGTTTACCTCGCTCAAAGTTGTTATTAGACATAATTTATTTTCTAAGTTCTTGCTCGATACTGTCTAACTTTTTAAATATTGCCTTTACTGTTTCCTTAATTTCATTAATTTCTCTATCGTGTTGGGCATTAATGGTTTCAAACATTTTTTCTAATACAGTTATCTGTGTCTGGTGTTTTGTTTGATTTCTATGGATTAGCCATACGAAACCACCGACCGGCAGGACTATATAAGAAAAAATTTGCTCAACCATTTGAATGTTTTCCAACGAGATATCCACTTATTATGCCTATTATACCGGTAAGAGTTTGTCCTAATAAAGTCCACATTTCAGTGCTTGGCTGAATGTTTTCCATTAATGAAACATACATTTCAGTCCCTACTATAAAAAACATAAGTCCAAAAAAACTGCAGACAATAATATACATTATTTTATCTTTATAATTCATTTACTCGACTCCTTTCCAAGCCATACGGCAAAACAACCGCTAAAACATCCAAATATAATCGACGCGAATGAAGTCTGATTAATCGATGGGTCTGGTAAATTTATCATCCACCAAGTGACATAAAAGCACATTACTGTAATTGCTAACATCATAAGACGCGGAATTACGCGCCATTGATCTAATATAAAACTCATGTCTGCTGCTCCTTTAGATATTTAGCTAAAAATATAATCCCTAATGAGCCGGCGATAAAAAATATCCCCAAGACTACTACTCCGAAAATAGTGTAGAGCGTGTCCCTAAACTCGGCTTTGCGTTGTAACTCTTCACGATGTAAGGCACGCTCCTCTGCGATCATCTTTTGTAAAGTTTGCCACTGACTATGTTTTCCAAATAGCATAAACGTCTCTCTCAATTTATCGCGAGCTTGTTTCAACTCTTCTTGTTTAAAAAACCTATCTATCGCAGTTGACTCCGCACCGGTAAACTTAGCTAGGAAAGAATTTTTTTTTCTGTTAGCTCCAAAATTTAACTCCGCCTCTGCCTTCGCGTATCTCGATAATGGAGTGGATAATGACGCAACATCTTTACCGGCTTTTATAGAGGTAGATATTGCATTAGCACTCGCGGTTATTACAGAAATAGCTGAAATAGGGTCAATCATCTTTAACCTCTTTTTCTTCTAATAGTTTCTCCATATCTATAAATGGAAGAAGTCCTATCGGTATTGCTGCCGTTAAATTTTTAAGATGTGCTAATCTAGGGTCAAAACGAGCAAATTTTGATCTGATATTTTTTGGGTTAAATTCCACTCTTACTTTAGATGGGGCATTATGTAAATCATGGTCAAATAAATGTGCATAACCAGAACTTCCTCTGTCTAAAATATCATGGAATATTACACCCTTATTGGTGGCAGGCGTAACTGCCTCTGGTCTACCTTCTCTTTCAGAAAATGTAACATCTTTTGTAGTGTATCCACTTCTTCCACTCCTCACTGGGTTGCGCAGGCTTTTAACTGTTTCTAAATCTGTTTTACCTAGAGATGGGTCATATACTTTTGTAGATTTTTTTAAATCACTCCAATTTTGTCCTTTTCCAAATACTTCCAAATAAGGCAGGTCTTTATTAGCCTCTTTTACTTTTAATGGTAAAACCATCCCAGACATTTCACCACTTTTTATATTTGTATAAGTATCTGCGACTGCCGGTTGGTCTGACATAAATGTAGGAAAATTTGAAAAGGATTTAAAATCGTAATCCGTACCATGAAAAGCATCTTCATCAAAACCCATTTCTTTTGCTCTTTCCATGCGTGATTTCGTATCCATTGGTAAATCATAATTTTCAAATAGATATCTCTGGTCTGCGTTTTTAAGCATTTGATTTGTTACTTTTTCAGCATTACCAGATTTTAAAAGGTCGATTATTTCCTGCGCATTTTTTTGCTTTTCTGTTAATTCAACCTTATTACCTTTTTTAATAACTTTTCTCGCAGTAGTGCCTAACGCATCTCCGATTAAAGGCACTAAACCTAATAATCCTGCACCGCCTAACATAGCGATAACACCCCAATTAGGATTTTTTTTACTTAATTCGTTTTTTATATCTCTATAGGTGACCGCCTCAGAAATTAACGGAATAGACTCATAAGCTATTTGACCCGCACCTCTTGCACGTGACTCCGGTGTTTTCCCTCCAAAAAAATCAGCGTCGTCACCAAATAGATTTAATAGGCTCACTACTTCTTCCCGCCTTTAGGTCTAGATGCTTTTTTCATGGCTTTTTTTGCATTTGCTTTGCCTTCTTTAGTATAGGGATATTTTTTACCTTTCACGTATGGCATCATGCTACTCCTCTCAAGTTTCGTTTAAGTGGTTTAGACCAACGACTTCTATGACCGCCTTTTAAAGCCACAACATTATCGTGAGCCATTGTTAAGCAAAGAGCATCCGCCCTATCCGGAGAACTTAATCCTCGTTTACGCATCTCATCTTTGCTCTCTATTTTCGCCTTACCATTCGAGGCAAAACTATATTTGACCGCAATCATCTCATTAATTAACTTATCATCGCGTGGTAGTTTACAGTCGCGGTTTTCTAAAAATGCTTTTAACTTAAACCATAACTCGGCTCTTAAATTAGTATAATTAGACTTCATGGCCGGTGACTCAGAAACATTTATGCCGACCGCCGGTAATCCTAACTCAGCTAAACGATCCACACATCCAGAGCCTAAACCTATCGAGTCTATAAATATTGTTTCCGGTAAATCAGTCGGTGACATAATAGCGTCATATTCGGCTTTAACACGACCGCATAACTCCATTAAATCAAGTCCCTTCCAAGTCTGCACCTCTATAATAGTATTCCCGCGCCTTTTACATAACGCAGATGAATCGTTACCAAATCGCGATACATCTAATCCCCAGACAACTGTGGCGACCGGACTTTCCTCGACATCCCTATTACGAGCAGAGTCGCATAAATGATAAGGTATAATCGTATCATCATCGACTTTAGGAAATTCACCTAAAACTCTAACCGCAAACTGCGTACTCTCAGAGCCATATCGCTCTTTCATTTCCTCGATAAATTCATCCGTTACTAACGGACTATCCATACACGACCATTTACGTCGCCACCAACTTGAGGTCGGACTCATATGCGTTTCGTAAAAAGTACCGGAATTTTTCGTCGGGTTGGATAATAATAAGGTCACACAGTTATGTCCGCTCATCGAACCGGCACTCGCCTCAAAGGTTTTTTCATGGACACCAGATGCTTCGTCGACGACTAATAATACAGATGCCCTATTACCGCCGGATGCGTGAACACCGGCTAGTGCCTCTGGTTGTTCCGGACGAGAGGTTTTTGCCGATATAAAAGCCTCACTCGGTGCGGAGACTAATTCGATCCGATCCGACTTTACGTTAATCAGTGATCGAAGTGTGTCCGGTAATTTGGTGGTGTTCGCTTTCAATTCGGCAAAAAGTGCATCGAATAACTGAGTACTCGACGGCGCAGTTGTTACGATCTTAACCGGATATCTGGTTAATAAGAACCATAACATTAACCAACTCGCGCAACTTGATTTGCCAGTTCCATGCCCGCTCCGGACACTTAGCCGGCGAGTCCCATCATTAACCGCGTTTAATAACTCGGCTTGATAATCAAATGGCTCTACACCTATAACCTCTTTAACAAATAATATAGGGTCGTCCCCATACCTCTCCATAAAATCTTCAAAAGGATTAGTGGACATAACCTTCCCTCATTTCTGGGAATGCCTCTAATAAGCATTCATTAGTCGCCCAATCCAAAATAGCGGTGGTAAATATTTCATCTTTAGTCGACATAATCGTAATATCCCCTTCCCTAACTCCGAGCATAATTATGGAGTCATACTTAACCTTTAGAAATTCTTCTAATTTATTCGTTTTCGATAATTTTGGCATTACCGACCGCCTTCGCATTCCTTAAAGCATCTAAATGCAAATCACCTATATTTATCGTCACCGCCGATTGTTTTTGACCATACGTTTCCGGATTCTCACAAGACGCAAGCCATTTACGAACAGATGCCTGCTCACGCGCCTTACTTATCTCATTTGGGGATGGGTCTACATTATCTACTATATCGAGGCACTGCTCGGCTAAAGTATTAGATCGCTCCTTTTTAGCGGATTGTAATAATGCCTTCGCCTCTGGTTCTTTATATAATACTGTCGTCATAAAATTACGGCTTAACCCAAATTCCTTCGCAATCGCCGTAAAGGTATCGCCGTCCGATATACGATCCGCGATATGTTGTACACCGCCTAATTTTTTTAAATCAGCTAAAAATTGCCGTTTTAAAGGTTGCCCTGCCATAATGCCGGTTAAAATAACTTGCCGTAAAAATTTATGCAAAAAAATTTTCTTGACGGAAAAAAGAGTCGGCGCGTCTATATGTTTTTACTAGTACATTTACGTTGCAAAAGTATGGGGGATGGGGGGGATTTCTGCGGAATCCTGCCAGATTTTAGCCATTTTCCGCCCTATTTTGCAGCATAATTGTTACATTTAAGTGTGGTAAATTATGCCGTAAAAAGTGTAATGAAATCAGTAGTTTATAAAGGTAAAAGTAACATAATGGATGTTATGCGACTAACTATTATTATTTACGTCTCACGAGCGTGATGCCGTCCGTTAGTGCTTAATTTCTAACTCAGCCGCAATAATAAGTCCAGATATTAATCCTTTATAGGTGCGCGCCATATCCGGTAAGTGTCCTTATCAATCTTAGCAGTAATACGCTCGTTAGGATTAGGAAATAACATATATAAAGTCCCTCTCGCCCTATTAATATCATTAGCCGGTATATCTACCCACTCGCCCTCTTTTAACCCACCTAATAGCTTTTTATATTCACCGCGCTTAGAACCTTTTAAATAAGGTTTATGGTTTAATGTTGCTACCATTCATCTGCTCCTTATAGTCACCATTAAATCCCTGCCGAGCTATATTCTCTACTATTTCGTCCTGCTTTTCGTGGTGCTTATTAATAGCAATAGCAATACCACAATAGTTTATTATATCGCGCCACGAGTCTAAATGGTTAGGTGACTTCATAAGCCGAGCCATTTTAATAGCTATTATGTTAATAACTACGTCTATCTCAGTTAAGTCCGTATGTAACTTATCTCTAAGTAATACATTATTAAGATCGCATATATCTTTATGGTTGCTTATAGCATTACCATAATCCTCGCCTCTATCTGATATTAATTCGGACGCATCTAATATTTCTTTTTTAATTATTTTATTGATGTCCATCGTACTATTTTCTCCTCGATGATTAAATGTTCTGGTATTGGTGCTAATGTAATAGTCCTATTTATTCTCGGTCGGTTAATAATCTCATTACATTTAACTGAGCAGTATTTAGAATGTTTATGATTATGTTTAAATTCTGCTCCACACACCACGCATTTACTTGTTCTGTTATATCTATGTACTCTCATTTTACCTCGTTAAAATGGTATCGGGTCGTCATAAAAGTTTTCGGTGTGCAACATAGAGCCGGCAAAACTTGATTTAATTTTAATAACTGCAGGTGGTATAGACTCGACTAATCCGTCTAGAGTTATCCACGCCTCTGTTTCGTCCCATTTATCCGGTAACTGACTTAGTCGCTCAACAACTTTAACTGTAACATCACTAACTTGACTATGCCTTGTCGTCCAAACATTATGCGGTATAACTTTAACTTTATTCCTAATGCATTCAGCGTCGACAACTTTCCACGCTCTTATTAGAGCCTTGCCTCGTTTTAAGATAGCACCGCCATCTTTTTTACGTTTAGCCTCTTTAAATAAAGCCTCTTGTTTTAAAAACTTTTCTTTTAAATGTTTATCGACTCCATTTAAGCACTCATCTGCTTTTCCATATCTAGCCTCCATCATCGATGCTATTTGTTTTAAATGGTCAATTAGTGCCTCTTCTTCTGTATCTGTATATCTACTATATAGTCCCATTCTTTTATTCCTATTTACTGCGGATTTACTGAGGATTTACTGCGGATCGACCGGTTAAAGTACGCACCGCACCGCACTAATCCGCCCTAAAGGGAAAAGACCCTTTAGTGCGGTAATAGTAGCGGACGCGTTACACTGCGGACTTAGTGCGGTCATAGGAGAGTTACACCTCTCGATGCTCCGGCTATAAAATCTAAATATCCGTCCTCTTTTAAAGTTTGACGATGCTCCCTTATCGTTTTTGTTGTTAAGGGCATTCCCTCGTCACTTTCCATTTCCTCTAAAGTGGGACAGTATTCATTAGCCTCAATAAACTGCCGATAATAGTCATATACTAATTTTTGATTTTTACTTCTAAACTGCCTCATTTTAATAACTCCAATCGGATTTAAATGTTAAGGTCTTCTGCCGTTCCGTCCTCGCCGGACGTGGTGGTATAACCTTTTCAGCGGATGCTTTATAACGTCTATTCTTCCGCTCGACCCTAAATATTTCCTGCCCTATTTCGTCATATAGGACACCGATCTCGTGGAGTCCTAATTTCTCCACCATCTCAGCCTCTAAGCCGGATATTAACTCTTTATTAACTCGGTCTAGTTTTTTAGCCTCGTATAATTCTAGAGCTACCTCTCGGTTATTCCCGCCTAAATCGACCGGCGGTAAATCCTCTTCCGCCGTTCCGTAAACTTTAACCGCATCCTTTAGGTCAGCCACCGGATAGTAATCGATATTCTTCAATCGGCGGTAAAAGTCTTTGCCGGCAGTTTCGTATTCGTTAATGATATCCTCGTCTCTTTCAAATACATAGATGACTAACTCGTTACCATTAAATAAGACCGAAACTGTCCCCCATTTAGCTCCGTAACATTTCATTTGCATTTGGAGTTGGTCGCGTCCTAACCATCGAGGCAGGTCGGTATAGATGTCGTAACTCATATGCGTTTTTGCCTCGCATATTCCTACTCCATCCATTTTTATTTTTTCCTGCCCTTGAGGTAGTCTTATTTTAGGTTTAGAGCCGGTAGGATTTTCGTCCGGATAAATAAAGCCGTCATCTAGCGGTTTAAGTAATCCGTCTAACGAGGCATTAATAAAGTCTAACGGCTCATCCTTGCCATACCATCCATAAGGTATAGTTATTTCGGTTTTAGGCACGCAGTTTAATACTTCGGCGGTGTCTGTAATAACTTCCGCCTCTCGCCTATTACCATATTTCATTTTCTCGTTTTCCGGTTCACTTGGTACGGACTCGAGGTTTTTCTCTTGGACAACTAACTTCTGCGCTAGAATGTCATTTGGAGTTTTATATTTACTTATTTTGTTAACCGCTATCATTTCAGTTGTAGATAAGTAAAATGCCGGTGTTATCTTTCCAACCATTATCCCCACCCCAATCCAATTAATAAAATAATTGTAATTGTGAGAAAAAGTAGTATACTCTCTCCTAATAGGACAAACAGACTCAACAGACTGCCCTCCCTATTAAGCCTTATCAATATATAGTGGTAATTCTCATGCCAGACAGAATATATATTATGCGACCAACTCTGACATTTCCTATAGATGTTATTTATCATTAGCTCAACCTCGCCTTTTTTTGTTACAGTTTCACTCTTTATTATCCCTAGATAGCCGTGTGTGATACTTAAAGATTTTATACCACTATATCTAGGGTCTCTTATAACTGACTCTGGCGCGTTGATGTTTGGCATTTAGGTCTTTATTACAACCATATAGAGCGTATCTTAAAAGTAATATTTTATCTTTAGGATTATGCTCAGAATTAACTAAATCTTTTAATTTTTCTGTTAATTTAAGTATCTCAGCATATGCTCTTTTTAAATCGTCAGTTGTAAGTGCCGGACAATCTATTCTTACACGATCTCCCATGCAACCCGCACCAAATATCCTCGCATCCTCATCAGCTAGGAATCCACGCATTCTGGCATCTCTAGTAGATCGATCCGCTATATCAGACTCGATAGCCTCGAATCTTAATTTTTTATCTGCGTTATTCATCCATCTAGGTTTTGCCATATTACGTTCCTCCTATTACCATTTAATTACATATAAATTACTTTGACGAGTTTTTTATATGAACCAGATTTGCTCCAAAATGGTAAATTTTGCCGATTTACGTTACGTCTGAGGTTCATATTGTGAACCCTCCTCGTCCAATTTGTTTTGCATATACATAATATCGAATCGTCGGCAAAATTCGATAAGAATCGGATCGTCCGTATCGCTCCACATATTTGTTGTGTAATATTGTGCCGAGTTATTAATTAAATCGTCGGTCATATAACAAGGTGTATAATCGCTTAAATATTTTATATGAAACCAACCTGCCTCGACACATTCACTACATATTTTTGAGACCAACCCTTTTGAAAGACCGGTTTTTTCTCTAATCTCTTTTTGCGTAGTACAATTTCCTTCAAAAGTATTAATCATTATTGTACTAGCTACTAATCTTTTTTGTAAAGTGGATCTGAAATATGTACTCGATGCTCTTTCTTTAGGGTCTTTAGGTATCGGGTTATTTTGAAAATTTAGCATTCTATTTTCTAATTTTAATGAGGCTATAGTAAATTTAAATTTCTCACTATTAGGCGGTGCGTTAATAAAATTGCGATTATCTTTTTCTATGCTCGTACTTGCTTTTTGATTGTTTCTTGCATTTGCATTATTCATGTAATTTATTTCCCTCGTTAATTATGTCCCTAATAACAGACGGATACCATTTACTCTTGCCGGTGAAAGTTAGGACGTTTCTCTCTTCTAGTAATTCACAAACCTCAACTATAGTTTTGGTCTGGTATTCTTTTTGAAGACGCAACACCTCTGGGTAAAGTTTCATTCTAAATTCGCTCCACCGCGCCTTATTTTGCTCGTGTGCGCCCTTCATTGATTTAGTCCCTTTAGTATTACCTATTTTTTTACCGCCCTTCCTTGCGCGTTTTTGACCCTCTTTAATACGTTCCGAGTGGTCGAGTTTCTTTCTTTCTGCAATTTTTCTTAATAATCGTAAAAAATGCAGCGTGGATACCGGCGAGTGGATAGGACTCCAATCTATGCCGATAAGTCTTGACCGAGCCTCTAATAGCAGGGTCAAGGGTCGTAATTTGTCGTCAATCTTATATGCCTCGTTAGTAATAATAACTCCGGCATTATGTTTTGCTATATCGATTGCCTCTGATAAACCGGTAAAACCTTTAAAATCGGTTTCAGTAATAGATTCTATTATGGTGCATTTGCCTTTACTATCCTGCAAAAACCATTTAATAGCATCTTCATTCGCGGAATTCTTGGCATGGTAATAAGCTACCAAATTCCCATAAATCTTAGGCATTTACTTTTTCTCCCATTTAGTTAATTCATCAGCTAAAAAAAGTCGGTTATAATAAATGTTGCCATCATCTTCAGCAATTTCAGTAATAGTAATTTTGTCTATTGTAGTTTCAAAAGGAACTACGTTTTTATTTACCTTTACAATATCTCCAATTTTAAATTCGTAATTATTCGACATTATGCTTTCTCCTTTTCTTCCCAATATTCGTTCTCAAGATAAATCAGTAATTTTTTCACGTTCTTTAGTTTCTCCACTTATAAGATGGTTTATTCCTTCAAACTCTTCTTCTATCGAAATAATCGCCCATTTTAATCGACTATCATCTTCATTGTATAATTTTTTTAATTCTTCTATTGATTTATGATGATATTCTTTTGGTAACTTTTTCATCCAAATTTTTTTATGAATTGTTATAGTTTCATCAAAATATAATATTCTTGTATCTTCTATTTTAGTCATTATAATTCTCCCTTTTTTGAAACGATTTTAACATTAGCCATGTATTTTCTTTCATCGTAGGGATTACGATAAGATAAAAAACTTTTTAAAAATTCTTTAATTTCGTTTTGAGTATCTAGAGTAGTATGACAATAGGATGCACGATTGCTATTATCCCTATCAAGTTCATTTTCATCCATTTCGATTTCTAATTGATATTTATAGGTAGCCATTATTTTATCTCCCTTAAATTTAATATGACTTTTATGCTTTCTCCGATTGTTTTTCTTCCCATTTTTTTCGTGCTATATCTAACCAAGTTTCGTAATGACGTCGTATCTCCTCTTTATAAACTGCATGATTAAAACCTCTATAAGGAGTATGTTTTTCATCACTTAATTCTTTTCTTTCGTGATGTTTAACTAATTCATTTTCAATCGTATCAAAAAATATTTTACTCTGAATGTAATCAGCCTCTAATTCGGATATATTTATGGCTAATAGTAAAAGAGTATTATATTGAGGACTTTCAAACTCATAATCAAAATCTGGCGAATTTATTATATTGTTAAAAGCAACTGTCTTTTCTTTTAATATATCTCTAATGCATTCTAACCAGTGATTTTTTTTATCTAATACTTTTTCTTCTAATTCTAAGAGTCCATCACATCTTCTTAGAGGCTCGCATAAATAAGTCTGGATAGTTTTACTATCGTATTTAACCCATCTATTATAAATATCTCTAATTTCGTTATCTGTACTTCCGTTAAACTTTATATCAAAAGTTTTCTTAAATTCGGTTCTAAATGTCGGCATTATTTTTCTCCCTTCTGCATTTTGGTTAAAACGTAACCTTCTTCATTAAGTCTTTTCATATATTCTTCCGGAGTGATTCCGTCCGGACAGTAATCGCACCCATCATCTCCGCATACGTCACAAATTGGCTTTACCGGTTGTATTCTAAATCTAGCCATTATTTATCTCCCATTCTTATTTTATCTAACTCGTAGCTGATGCCCTTTAAATCAGACCGCCAAATTAATAAATTTCTTCTATGATGTAATGTCCATCCGCCGGCTCTACGATTTTGAACATCGCCTTTAGTTATCCAAAAACCTTTATCTTCCCATTCTACTGATAAAAAATTTACTAAATTACCGGCTTTATTTTCTAGCTTTCTAAAGTTTTTATTAAACATCGTTAGCTGTCCTCATCATTTCTCTTATTTTTTTAACAGTTTCAGCATCCTTATCTTCCGGATGATAATCGTTAA